ATTAACTTGTAGTACTCTTGAGGACGAAGAACTGCGAAACGACCATCACTAGGAACATCGTTTTCGTCGAGCTTCTGAGCTGCGGTAAAGAGAGCAGCTGTTAATTCAGCACCTGTAGGATCAGTGTTGTCTCCGTCGTCGCTAGAGTCACTTACGTCACCCATTTCATTAGCAGAAACATCAAGGATACCTCCAGTGTTACCACCTGTTACGGCAGAAGCACTACGAGCAGCAGCGATGAATACTTTAGCGAGAGCAGTATCGAAACGAACAGCAAGAGCCTTACCCAACTCGTTAGCATATACTGAACGAATGTCGTAGTGGTTCTTTACGTCGTCGATGTTTGACAAGAAAGTAGAAGCCAAAAGCATCTTATCGATAGTGATGACTTTCTCGGCTTTCTTGATGTCGCTAAGGTAAGAGTTACCTGAGTCAGCGATGTTTTCACCGGGTGTGTGGTAAGCAGCAGAAGCTACGCCTGTAACAGGGAACTGAGCTGATTTACCGTTTTCGATTGTGCGAACAGTATGTAGTGCTTTAAAGATGTTTGACTCTTCGAAGGTTTGCAGAATTTCTCCGCTAAACTTTTTAAGAAACAACGCATCTGTATCACCAGCACTATTAATCTGTCCTACACGTGAGGGGGATGTATCTCCATTAGCCATGATATATTTTCTCCTTTATGTTGTAGTTATTTATAGTTGTAGTTATTAGTTGGTTGACTTTCACTTCGTTCGTTCGCACAGGATTGTCCTCCGCAGAGGGTCGAGGGACTAGTAGTCGCTAGTTGTCTAATTAAATATGTTACCAATTACTATAAGACCAACAAATGCACCAATTGTCAACACTAGGACTTTCTGACGCTGTGGTAGATCGTTATAGATTCTAATTAGTCGTTCTATTTGATATTTCATCTTTTGCTTTTTTGTGTACGTATCTCGTATATATGATTGGTATGACATTCCACAAGACTACACCTATCAGGCACAGCTTTAGCAAGCCATAAAATTCAGTAAGCATACTGTCAAAAAACCCGTTATCCATTGACGCATCTAGTTGATTATTAACGAGTTGCTTAATATCTCCTTCACTTAACGCTTTGACTTGCTCCGTTAAATGTTTGTTTTCTTCCATGTATTTGGCTGTTTCTCCTACACCCCAACCAAGTGCTGCACCTCCCGCAGCTGGCCCCGGCCCTCCTAAACTACCTACCGCTGCTCCACCCGTAGCTCCGAGAGCCGGATAAAATGATGCCTTGGAACAACCTGTAAAACTCCCTGAAACCGATAAAAGGAAGAAAACCAAAACAAGTCGTCCAAGGCATCTGTTCACCTAATTACTTATGAATGAAAGTTATATATTACTCACAGCCAGCCGTCTGTCAATCTCTTGATGATACGCTTTGTCACCACTACGATAACGTGGGTCTGACTGTGCACGTGCTAATTCTTGCATACTCTTGAACGGCATGGTTGATGAACCACTTACCGCTCCTTGTACTAAAGTTTTTGGACGACTACCTGTAGCGTTCTGATAACGTGCGTGTAGTCCTTGTACTGCTAACTTGGCTTGTTGTACTGACCCGGACGTGACAGCTTCGTCAAACGCATCGATCTCTTCGGATGGTAAGTGTTCGTTGGCCCATTCAGCCATTGCATCGTAGTCGCCACCTGCCACTCCTTTGATCTGGGTTTCTTCTGATTGTAACAACGCTTGTTGACCAGCTGCGTAACTATCGACGAGATCACGTGGTAGTCCTACTTGTTCAAGCTTTTGATAAGTTTCGTCAGACAGTTGACCGTCATTTGCAAAGAACTCCTGACTAGCTTCCACAACAGCTTCATTATAATTACCAGCTTCTGGTTTGTCGTTATCATTCTCGGTCTCTTCGGTTTGTGGTTGTTCTTCTTCTTGTTGCTCTTCGGAGACGGGTTGTCCAAGTTTCTTCTCAAGCTCACTATAAGCGTTCGCCATATCTTCCGCTGATTTGAACTTCTCAGGTAACCATTCAGGACGTTCTGATTGTTGTTCTTCAGGAGTCTCAACCGTTTCGTCAGCTTGTTGCTTCTCTTCGGGTTCGATCTCACTAGGTACTTTTTCGTTAATCTCTACTCGGTGTAGTTCTGCCATTTGTTATTCCTCGGTAGGTTGTTCTTGTTGTGTTGCCATGTACTGCTCCTGTGCAGCATTGATAGCGGGTGCTACAGCAGGGCTTCCCAACTTCATCATCATCTCTTGTTGTTGTTGCATCTGCATAGCTTGTTGAATTTCTTCTTCCGTCTTGATCAGTCCCTCAGTTTCTATACCCAGAGCAGTAGCACGACGTTTAAAGTAATCAGATACGTTAAGATATTGATTGACTGCTTGTGGCCCTACTATCTGATTAGCACCAGCAAGAAACATATCAAGACGATTAAGATCATTACCACGACCCAACGCTTCAACACCTGTAACAATAGTAGGTTTAACAATATCCTTGGGTAGCTTAGGTAGTCGTTTCTCTTTGGACATACGATCCATTAAACGAGTGACGATAGGCAGTTGCATCTCCTGAGCTAAGAGAGAGTAGAGACCACCGAGGGCAGCTTCAAGCTCTTGGCTTAACATCCGTATCTCCTCGGCAGTCACTCTCTCGGCATCTCTAACAACCCCCGATGTCAGTAGAAAGGCTTGGCTCAATCGATCTGTTATACCAGCCATTGTAGTCTGTGCTGTCCGTAGATCGTTGAACTTATTAAGTTGTAAGACGGAGACGTCTCCTTCAGAGCCTTGTACAATCGCACCGTTAGGAGCTTCAGCTAGTGTACGTGCTCGTGTCGTTCCGTTAGGATTGACCATGAACAATACCTTTGCTGCTGCTGCACTAGCTTCTACGATTGATTTAGTTAACGACTCTAACGAGCGGATGTCTCCGATATACTCTTCAACAAACCCACGTCCGTAGTCTTCTCCGTCTATTTGAGTGTAACGCAAGGGTAGCCACGGGGACTTTTCTAACGGATAACGTCCTACGCTTTCCTCGATAAGCATTCCCTTTACGTCTTGATACACTTTAAATTCATCATCTTCACGCACGATAGCAGTGTACAAATCACACGTGTTTTCTTTCTCTTGTCTGTACACTTCTTCCCGTACCGACTCAGGTAACATCATAGGTGCTACTGTTTCTTTCACAGCTATGTGTGTAACGTTACCCATTGGATCACGCTTTACGACGTAACGATCCAACTTAAACGTTCTCATACCTCCTTCATCCGGGAGATATAACAAAGCGTTACCCGTGATTAAAAGATTCTTGAGTGCTTGGAATATACCGTTCCTAAAGTTCTGTACTTCTACTTCCTGTGATACACTACGTTCTACATCAGCTAATGCTTTCTCTAGATCAGTACGCAGCTGTTCTGCACCCTCTTGTCCCAGTTCAGCTTTCGCTTTGTCTAACTCGTAACGATCTATAACAAGACGAAAGAACGGAGCGTTGGGTGGTAGTAAAGCTAACAATAACTTAGACGATAGATTCAGTACACCACGTGCTCCTATGCCTTGATAGGGTGTGTAGTATTTAGTGGCGTAGTTGTGTCCGTCAGGAGGCAGTACATAGGGTAGAGTGAGTTCTGACGATTGACGTCCTCTGTCTAAAAATGACCACCGCTGGTTCTCCAACGAATGATATAACCCTTGTGCTGTCTCGTGCATAACTATTAAATAGGATCGTCAGATGACCACTCTTCGTTCGCGAGTAATGTCAACATCTCAGAGCGATCATAGGCAGTCTTACCTTCTAGAAAGCTAGGCGTGTCGCCATCGAACTTAACAAAGGTCTGTGTCCCTGCTAGATTGTATCTAAGCGTGTCAGCACTCGTCTCTAGGACTTGATTAAAATCTACGGAAGATACTTCCGATGCGTCAATTATTACATAGTTTCTCATGGTACTGTTGTTGAAAAAGTTGGCCCGTTAGTGAGTGTTCCGTCGTTACTTGCACTTCCTTGATCCGTAATAGTTGTGCCTGTACCGCCATCGTTGTCCCCGTTTCTATACCATCCTACGGGACTTAAAGATGATATGTCATTAGGTGTGCCACTGTTATAGATGCCTGTAACTTCTCGCTGAGATAAAACTGTGCTGAATAGAGACACTTCATCCATCAATCCGTGAGAATAGAATGTGGCATTTCGTCCGAGATCAAAACTAACACTTTCAGAATGTAGGGCGGGAACTGAGCCACTGCCTATATTTAGCAAACTAATTGAAACGGCAGCTCCATCTATGTAAAAATTAATTGAGCCTGATGAAAATGTCAGCAAATAGTGATGATAATTTGTGTCAGCCGGAGAGGAGTATGAAAAATATTTACCTGTACCACCTGTCACGATCTGTACATAGTTTGCAGAACCTGCTCTTAGGAATCCCCATTGATTAGTTGAACCTGTTCTCGAACCCATTGATGGCCCTTCCCCTGATGTATCGCTCTTAAACCAAAAACTAAGTGACATGGTGGAAGCCCCATGCAATTCTGTTAGCACACCACAGTCCGCGTAATCATTTGACCCATCGAAGCTGAGTGCATAGCTGTTCGTAATGGAGGGGAGGACGAGTGGGGCTAAAGGTACATCTGTAGAGAATGTTGGCCCGTTGATGAGTGTTCCATCGTTACCGCCACTGCCTTGATCTGTTATAGTAGTTCCCGTGCCCCCATCATTTTCTCCCATACGATACCACAAAGTAGGGCTTAGGGATGATATATCATTAGGTACTCCGCTATTATAAATATCACTTACTTGCGAACCCGAAAGTTCGTATTCGAACATTGCAACTTCGTCTTGGTTTCCGTCCATCCAATAATTTGCGGGTTGCGCGTATGCTCCGTTACGACCTAAATAATATGGGTTGCCCGTGTTGCCATCGTAAGCGACTCCTGAAGTCCAAGTCGCAAATGGAGTGCCTTGCGTGTTTCCCGATCCTGCGGCATCTCCTCCGTCT